TGTACCATGGAAGACCATAGTGTTTCTGATACGCTTGCATTTGCCAGTTAGAGACAAAGACAAGTTTATCAAATCGATTCCATCCACCACCTTTGAGATGTTCTGATTCAGGATCACCTGGCAAATCATGCAACCAGTAAATTTTAATCTTAGAGTCATCCACGTCTCTTACTCGAGATGGAATCACTTGGAAGTGTTGCATTAGATCAGCAGGTACGTGCTTATGAAGTGCTTCGAGCATCAGCTCTGTGCCACCCTTAGCATTCTGCGACAATTCATTAGTTTCCATTATTCACTACCGCCATCATTACGTTTTTGTTTGAAAGACTCTTTTCTTCCTTTTTCAAAAGAAACAAGAGCATCAATCATCAGTCGTTTATATACACCACGTCGCTCAGAATCAACAATTGTAGCAGCAGCACGCTTCACTTCTTTGTCCATCTTGAAGGTATTATTAGTCTTCATAATTTATTTCCATCCTTTTGTAGATAATTCCAAGTGTCTTTCCAAGTTTTCACTTTCACCGTTGTAGCTTTACTCTGTTTCAGCTGTATATAGTTCTCTTTCAAAGCCATACCCAGAGGAAAATCATTGCCACCAGACTCCATCTGGTCACCAAAGAAGTGTACGTGAACATAAGGCTCAACAAAGTACTTTGCAATCTGACCTTTGTCTTTACCAGGTTCCATAATATCAATACCAGTTTCACCGGCTACCTGAGCTACTGCTACGTGTCCGAATTTACTGTTGAAGTCCCTTGCAATCCGTTTGCGCTCTCCAACTCGTTTATCAAACTCCACATACTTTGACCGCTGTTCTTTGTCGGCAGCCCTACCAACCACACTAAAGTTAACCAGTCCAAGACGGTTTTCAATATGTACTCCAGCCTTACCAGTGAACGTGCTAAAGAAAAGCTGCTCATTTAACCACTGCACCATAGGCTCTTTGAGCTGCCACTTGCTAGAGTATTTGAGCTCACCTTTACGGTATATTGCATTGCCAGCGCAACAGAATACAGCGTTAACCATATCAAGAAGGTCGTTACCAACCTGTTCTTGAGTCTTGGTGTAGTCACTACCAGTAGCCAAGTACACTTCCTTTCCACCCTTTCTAATCCACTCTTTCATCCACTTTTTAAATTGTGGATCCATTGTGTCTCTGCTAGGTGTGAGAGTGCCATCAACATCAAAAATGTATACGTGTTTCATAGGGTTACGATTGTTGTTCAGATAAATATAAAGACCAATAATGACATACATTCAACAGTTCAACAAAAAAAGTCAACAGGAGATATGATACCTTAAATGGATCCACTAACACTCTTTGCCTTGGCAAATGGTGCTGTAGCTGCTGTAAAAAAGGGATGTGAACTATACAAAGAAATTAGTGGTGCAGTAAGTGATGTGAAGGGTGTCTTACAAGATTTAGATGATCAATTTCATTCCAAATACAAAGACCGCACACCATCTGTAGCTGAGAAGAATCAATACATTCAAGAAAAGAATCGTGTCATTGAGCTGAGTAAACAACAGCCTACTGACATCTATTCTGAAATTGGTGAGCATCTTGGTGCGTACTTTGAAAATATGGCTACATGCATGGCTATTTTTGAAGAGGAAGAACGACACGACGATGAGGTGTACACTGGTGAAGTTAGCTTAGGTAAACGAGCTCTGCAAAGAGTTCTCATGAAGACTAAGCTCAAAGCAATGCAAGCAGAGCTGCGTGAGATCATGGTTTATCAATGTCCTACAGAACTTGGTGATTTGTACACCCAAGTTGAAAAGATGATGGAGAAGATGAAAGAGCAGCAATCTATTGCCATTGTTGCTAAAATGAAGAAGGATAGAATTGATGCTGCCAGGAAAAGAAAAAGAATTAATAAGATTAGATGTGAAGCATGGAAGTATGGTCTGACTGTTTTTTCAGTATTATATTTCTCATGGTTGATATGGGCTGTTGTTGAGGTGCGTAAAGAAGTGTATCCAGAGCTAGGTGTTTGTTTAATACCTAAAGGAACATGGCCTTACAAATACTACAACAACCTAAAATGGATTGATTGTGAGCCTCGTCAAATTAATCCACAGTCTAACAAATAGTCGTATATACTAGTGCCCTTTTTGGCCTGAGTCATTCCTTGAGGCTGAACCTGGCTCTTGTGAACGCAAAGTATGTTACCTTCATACGTCACATCCAAGTTTTCTTTGCTAATAATATAACCGCTTGGCTCCCATACATTCTGAGCTTTATTATTAAAATTATTTGGATTGTGTTTAGTGTACACGTGCCAATATGGAATGTAATCTAGGGAGTATATTTTTTCAAGAAGATCATTTTTACCTTCCTTGCTATTAAATTCAATGTAGAGCTTGGGCTTATAACTTTCAATAATTTTAGATGCACCGTTCAACACATCTACTTCCAGACCCTCAACATCTAATTTAATTAAATCAAACGGAACTCCAACATCACAAAAAGAGTCAAGTGTGATGCACTCTGTAAAAATACCCTTTTCTGCACTGTTGTTTACTTTGTACTCTCCGTAGTTAACCTTTGTTCCGTGAAAAGGATTAATGTTCATCAGCCTTAGTTGCTTTTTCTCAGAGCCACATGCAGCCCTTGTAGGAATAGCATTAAAGCATCCATTAAGAAGTAAATTTGTACCAAGAAGTTCAGATATGTATAACTGAGGTTCAATAGGAAATACTGTACCATTACGACATTTTTTTGAGAAGTAGACCGAGTGTGTGCCTATGTTAGCACCAACATCAATAACATTTGAGTTTTCTGTGAGAATTTGATCAAAGAGATCCATCTCTTGCTGAGCCCACTCACCGTAATGGTGAAGGCAGGCTCCAATTGGATCATCGTTGCGAAAAAATAAAAACCTACCGTATCTTGAATCTGCTACTGCAATGGGGTTTTCCATAATATCTCAAAGTGGTTGCAGGAGATGGATTCGAACCACCGACCTCGGGATTATGAGTCCCGCGCTCTACCGCTGCGCTACCCTGCGTCTGTTAATTGTAAATGCTTTCTATGTATCTTACACATAATCCATACATTGTAAAACAGTTCTGGAAGTAAGAGAACATCTAATTCAAACTGATACTTTGCTTCGTAGTAAGAGCACTCGCCCTTGTTCTTACAAAAGTTGAGTATCTCTCTTTTGAACTTGTCTTTTCCCAACAACTCTATATCAGCCAGAAGCAGGTCATTAGACCCAAAGTAATCTTTCCAGTCTGATTCCACTTTAAACTTTTTCTTTTTGCCTTTTACTTGTCTCTGCTTAGAGGCATAAAAAAGTTTCTTACCAATGTATTGCTTATTGGTTTCAGTGTTTGTAATCTTATAAACAAATCCGTAAGATCCATCAGGTATAGACCCTACCTCACTACCTTCATGTAGCCACATTAAGAGTCGTCATCCTCGTCATAAAACTCTTCATCAAACTCTTCAGTCATGTGCCCGCAATATGGGCAGAATGCGATTTCTTCATCAATATTATATCCTTCAATTGCAAACTCTGCATCACAAGTTCTACAAACTTTAGTATCTTTTTCGTCGCCAATCATATGCTGTCTCCACATACCATGTAGGTTATTTGTTTTCTTAGTGAGGTCTCGTTCATGTCTACAATAAATTCCCCACTTTGGTAAGGAACAGAAAATCTTATAGTATTTTCTGAATCCGTATATATGTCGCTAAGAATCATAAGCAATGACCTCTTACAACTTATTACACCGTGTGTATATATCCTTTTTATTTTATGTGGTAACCCACTGTACTCTTTGTAGGTGTTGAACTCTGTAATTGAATGAAAATTAACTTCATCACCTTTGCGTCCAATAGTATCTCTATCAATATACATTTTAAAATTATTATGAGAGTCTACATATACCCAATCTTGGGACTCGTAATGAATTGTTATAGTTCCATCAGAATTGTTGGTAAAACTGAGTTGAAAGCCAAATGCATTTGAAGTAAAAAATGCTACTGTAAACCATATCACGGTTGCAATGTTTTTCATGACTTGCTCCTTAGGCCGGAGTAAGTATATATGATTTACAGGTTATCTAATGTTATACGGGCTTTTTTTTGGCAGAAAGCTTCTATCTTAAAATTTTTAAATTTTACCCAATACGACAAACTAGATTTAGCATGTTCACAAGATTGCTGATCAGGAAATTCCAAAGTCATTCTTGCTGGTTGATCACTTGGATCGTTTATGTGAACTGCTATTAGTATCATTAGCCACATTATCACTCTCCTGAGTCCAAGTTACTATTTCCCATCTACCATCATGGTGCTCAACTAGAGCAGAACATGACTCTACCCAATCACCATCATTCATGTAGACAATGTCTTCAATCATTTTAATCTCAGCATGATGAATGTGGCCGCATATAACACCATCAAACCCACGCTTCTTACAATATCCAGCTAAGTTTTTTTCAAACTGAAAAATAAAATCTGCAGCTTTTTTAACTTTATGCTTTAGATACTTACTAAGACTCCAGTACCCCAGACCTAGCTTACGGCGTACAGCGTTTAGCTTACTGTTCCAATCAAGCGTTATGTCGTATAGTTTATCTCCAAGGAATGCAAGCCATGGAGCAAGTCGAGTGATACCATCAAACAAGTCGCCATGTACTACTAGGTAGTGCTTACCATCAATACCAATATGTTCAGTTTGATTTACTATCTCAATCATACCAAACCCTATTCCATATGGAATCAGTGGTCTTAGGAACTCATCGTGGTTACCAGCAACATATACCACACGTGTTCCACGCTTAGCATGACCTAAAATTCTACGAATGACGTTAGAATGACTTTGTTTCCAACGCCACTTATTTTGTTGTATTTTCCATGCATCAATTATATCTCCAACCATATACAAAGTTTCGCATGTGTTATGCTTGAGAAAATTATTGAGCTTATCTGCCTGACAATCTCTTGTACCAAGATGAACATCTGATATGAAGATACTACGGTATGTTTTGTCCATATTAGCTTACCATTTGTAAATTGTTATTATTTGGTCCGCATAATAAAAAAGCCGGCAGCGCTGCCGGCTCTATTTAGGTTACTTATTTAAGCTGCCTTTGCCCACACATCACCCCAGTCACCTGAGAGGGCTCCTTTTGCATAATCAGTTGCACGGTTCTCAAAAAAGTTTGTATGTGTAGGAGCATTAATCATTTCTTCTACCCACGGCAAAGGGTTCTTCTTTACTTTAAAAATCCCTTTAAGACCGAGAGAAATAAGCCTGCGGTCACAAATATAGCGAATATAGCGCTTAACATCTTCTGCATTTAATCCCTCCATGGCTCCCATCGAGAACGACAAGTCAATAAACTTATCCTCCAGATCGACCATCTTCTCAGCAATAGTGTAGATCTGACCTTTGAGATCATCGTTCCATATCGATCTGTTTTCTTCGACGTATGTGCGGAACAACTTGATCATTGATTCAGCGTGCATTGTCTCATCTACAATCGACCAAGTAATAATCTGACCCATGCCCTTCATCTTACCATGACGTGGGAAGTTGAGTAGCATAATGAATGAGCTGAATAATTGCATACCTTCTGTGAATGCACTGAATGCTGCAATCTGCTGTGCAATGGTTGTGGCATCCTGTCCTGCTAATGTATGAAAGTAGTCGTGCTTTGCTCTCATCTCTTCATACTCTAGAAACTCATTGTAAGTGGACTCTGGCATACCAAGAGTCTCGATGAGATGACTGTAGGCTGCCACATGAAGAGCTTCGCGTGCTGCAAACCCAGTTAACATCATCCTTACTTCTGGTTGTGGAAAGTATGGTAAATAGTTTTTAACATATCCACCTGCAACATCTACATCACCCTGTGTGAAGAACCTCAGGATGTTGGTGAGGAACATCTTCTCACTATTGCTCAACTTGTTCTTCCAATCTTTAACATCTTCAATCATTGGTACTTCTGTATGCATCCAATGCGACTGCTCATGCTTCAGCCACGATTCATATGCCCATGGATAATTGAACGGTTTAAATGAATTTCTTTCGTCCGTGAGCTTTAGTTTTTCTTTGGCCATTATTCTGTATCCTTATTATCGTTTTCATACATTACAGTATTAGTATCTCCTAAAAACCATTTAGGGTTTGTCTCTACAACATACTTCTTAGTACATACTCTAAAGTCTGGGAACTTCAATTCTTTGGGATTGCTTGCTGCATCGTAGAACAAGCATCTGTTGTTTGGTTGAGCGGCATACTGACCATTCTCAAGTTGAATAAAGTTAAAGCTCTTGTGATCTTCTGGCCACTCTGCATAACTTGTGTCGATGATGTTAAGGTCTGGTGCAGAGTGATCTACTGTAAACATATAATCACCAGAGTATAATTGTCTATCTTTTGCGTAAAATTTACAACTAAGATTTCGTAAGAAAGCTTTTTGAATGACGGCAAAGTCGTAACTAAAGCAGTCCCATATTTGAAGAGTATCTAAAGGTAAGAAATCCTCTGTTAAATCATGGTTCCTACTGACAAATGCATGCAGCGGTAGCTTATCGTACAGTGCACCATAGTTAGGTAGGTAAGCTTCAATTCTAAATGCCTGACTTCTTAGACTTTTTATTGATACCCATATACACGGCTCGTACTCCCCATGACCTTTTTCAAAGTCATATAAGAACTCTTTACGAATGTAGCAATGAACGGGTGGTATGTTTGCGACTAGATGGGCCATTTTATACCTTATTTTTATCTCTAGCTTCAACAGCTTCTTTCAGCATAGATTTTATTATTAATACGACTCTATCCTTTTCTTTTTCAGTTAGCTCTTTCACCAAAAACAACTTATCATCATAACTTTTAGCACCCTCGAGAAACTCTGGAGGTACTGTTAACTTCTTTTTTTTAGGTTTAAATTTGTTAAGTTTTGATTTTAGGTCTTCGTTTTCGTCTGACATTTATTCCTTTGGCTCTACACAGTATCCACCTTTGAACTTGTACACATTAGAGTCAACACGAATCTGTTCATAAATTTCATTATTTACACACTTAAATGGATCTCTGTAGTTAATAAAAAAAGTATACGCACCAAACCCAATACCTGCTAATATCATAATGATTGGTATGTATTTTAAGTATTTAATGATCCCAGGTAGGTTCTCTAGCAGCTGGGGTAAGTATTTAAGAAGGTCTTTCATTGTTTATTCTGTCGCTAACTACCTTCCAGTTTATAATTTTCCAGGTATTGTCTAGATACTTTTCTTTATCCGCTTGGTAGTCTAATGCCCAAGCATGCTCCCACCAGTCAATTAGTAGAGCTATATTGGGAACAACTTCATGATTAACTATGGTTTTAATATCACCTGATGTGTCCATGTAGACCCATCCGGATCCTTGAATCTTCATAGCAATTCTTTTCAACTCTTCTTTGAACTTATTAAGTGATCCATACTTCTTATTAATGACTAACTCACTTGATCCCTCAGGTGTGTTATCATCTGAAGGTGGTTGAAGTTGAGGAAAGTATAAGTTGTGAAGAAATGCTCCGGCTCTGTTAAACTTAGGATCACCCTCACCTTTGTTGAATCGATTGACATATCCAGATGCTAACGTGCCGTAGTGATAATCTAGAGTATCCTTACTCTTTACAGGAGATAAATCCGTTCTTTTGTATGGAAGAGGCTCTAAAACTAAATTATCTTTAGACTCAATAAAGTGAGAGAAGTTTTTCATTTGTCCTTTTCTTGTTCTATCTTTTTCTCCACAGCTGGAGGTTTGTCTGGAAATACTTTATCTACTGTCCAATTCGCCATCATCCATCCCATTGCGCTGAAGAATCCCCACACTATCATATCACCTATCATATCATCTCTCCATTAAATCATTAACAAAATTAAGTAACAACTTGTGATGCTCACCATCATGATATAGACCTCTCATCCAGGAATAGTATTTATACCAATGCACTTCGCTTTCAGGATGACACCCTATCAATCCAAGACGTCCTTGATAGATGGCCATTGGGTTTCCGTTTGGGTAAGTAGCAACAGTATTAAACTCACCTCCAACAAACGTGGGACCATCATAAAAGAACATCCTTTGATCTTCACCTTTCCAGTTAACCTTCATTGCCTTGGCATGAGGTCGTCTGGTGCAAGTATTGAGCTGTGTTATATACTGCTGAGCTTCTGTATTTTCCAAGAACCCAAAGTAATGACGATCAGCCCAATAAGCCCCCATGCATATTCCCAGATAATGTCCACCACTTGCAACAAAATCACGGATCTTTGATCCATTATGCTTGAAAAGAGAATTCCAAGAATCGCTATCTCCGATACCACCAGGAAGGCAAACGAGATCCACATCATCAAAAAAGTTATCTTCAATCTCATGTTTAGTAAATATCTTGAATCTATAATGTGGAGAAAGAGCCCTGATTATTCCATTCCCTGATTGCACTGAGCATTTGGGTTGATGAACAAACAACGCTATAGTCTTCATGTTATCCTTCGCAAGCCAAACAAACTTCCTCTGTAGCTAATGCTCTAATATCAATCTCATCAATGACCTGACGTTCAATACGCTTTGATACTTTATCAGCCTTACCAATCTTTTCACTTCTGCAGTAATAAAGACTCTTAAGTCCCTGCTTCCATGCTTGGAAGTGAACTGCGTGCAGATACTTGATATGTACGTCTGGTCTAAAGAATAGATTTAGGGATTGGGCTTGGTCAATGTACTCTTGACGGTCTGCTGCATGCTGTACGAGCCATCGCTGGTCAATTTCCATACTTGTTTTGAAAACGTCCTTTGTCCAGTCGTCCATCCATTCCAGGTGTTGGACGGATCCGTCAGTTGCAATAATACTTGACCAGACTTCATCGTACCATCCGTCTTTATGCTGTTCTGCTTCTTTTCTGATGATTGCATCGAGGAATCTGTTTCTGTTGAGGGAAGATCCTGAGAGGGTGTCTTGTCTATACGCATTTGCTCTATATGGCTCAATACTAGGAGAAGTGTTGCCCATGATAATAGAACTGCTAGCATTGGGTGCAATAGCCATGAGATGGCTGAAGCGAAGACCAGTACCTGCAGCATCCGGAGCTTCACCACGTTCTTTTCCAAGTTCCAAATTAGCTTCATTTAGTTTAGTCCTTACGTGCTTGAAGATCTGTTTGTTTCTCCCAACTGCCATTGACGATTCCCACGGGATGTTATTTTTTTGTAGGTAAGCATGATAACCAAGAGCCCCCACACCAATGCTGCGCTCCTGGCTGGCAGAGAATATCGCTCTAGAAATAGCGCTAGGAGCATGGTCAATAAAGTACTGAAGTACATTATCCAGCATCTCAGCGATGTCCCGAAGAAAAAGTACATCATTTTTCCAATCATCATAATACTCCAAGTTCACAGACGACAAACAGCACACTGCTGTTCTGTCTTTATCAGTAGGAAGAACAATCTCAGAACATAAGTTTGATTGTCTTATTTTAAGTCCTTTATCTTTTAAATGCTTTGGCAAGTGTTTGTTGCTTGTATCCACAAAGTGGAGATATGGTTCACCAGTGTGCATTCTTAGCTCAAGAATTTGTTGCCATAAGTGACGTGCAGATACTACTTCACGCACTAATCCATCATGTGGATCTTTTAGTTCCCAACTATCATCTGCATTGGGATCCAGCATACAGTTTTCAACAAGCTGCATAAACTTGTCTGTAATATTTAAGCCGTGATGCAGGTTAGGTGCTCTCATATTAGGATCACCTGTTGGCTTTCTCATATCCAAAAATAAAGCAATATCAGGATGATCAATGTCCAAATATGCAGCATAACTACCTCTACGAGTTCTTCCCTGCCTGTAGGCAAGAGAAGACGCATCGTAAATGCGGAGATGAGGCATAACCCCAGTAGACTTATCGTCAGCAGAACGAATACCAAATCCAACACCTACACCACCTCCGAGCATTGATAGCCAGTTAGTTTCTGAAAGATTATCAACAAGACCAGCTGAGCTATCATGCATGTAATTAAGAAAGCATGAAATAGGTAATCCTTTCTGTGTTCTTCCAAAAGATAGGATTGGTGTTGAGTAGGACAACCAATGCTTTGATGAATAGTCATATAATCTCTGTGCGTGTTCTTGATTTGATGCAAATGCTGACGATACTGCTGCAAAGCGTTCTTGTGGTGATTCTTCACTATCTAGCATGTACGACTCTTTAAGCCTTTTCATACCATGCTCATCGAATAAATTGTCTCTTGTTTTATCGATTGTTATTGTGTATTTCAATTGTTGCCTCTTTGTTATTGTTGTTGTACGTATTCTGTAATCATTGGAAACACCTTAGCAATTTCTAGTGCACATGCTTTGGCAATATCCATATGTTCTTTTTGTGTTCCATTTGCACTTCGTAAATCAATATAGTGAATCCACGACCTGATTGTTCCATTCACATACAAACGTGATACAGTCAGACCTTCTGGTAATACAGCTCTTGCCTGCTCTTTAGCTATACCATTAGTGATAGCCCAATCATAAGCCCTGACTGACTCTTTAATTACTTTCTGTTGATATTCACTCCAAAACCTTTGCAGTTCTTTATCATCAGTCTCTATACTGTTTTGTCTATTAGCTGTATCCTGTAGTCTAGCTTCTCGGTGTACAAAATCCAATTCCTTCGTAGGATCAGCATATCGCTGGCTGAACTCCTGGAAACTAAAACTTCTGTGTCTGAGGATTTGTCTTGCAATGTCTCTTGTGGTTTCAATTTCAAGGCAGACCGATACCATTTCAAAGGGTGACCAATGCTTGTGTTTTGCCAAATAGCGAATGAGCTTCTCTGAGGACTCTGTATTTGTTTGATTGGTTGGATTTGATACCCTTGCGCAGTATGCAATGAGGTCTTGTATGTCATCAATATTGTCTGGTAAAAGTCCGTGCGGTTCAGAGTGGCTTATCAATTTTACTTTCATGTAGCTTCCATTTTAAATTTTATTCATCATGACTTCCGTACTTCATATGCAAAGTACTTTCAATTAACTTTTTTGTTCCACGCGGACCTATTTGCTGCTCTAAAATAGTTATAGCCGACGTCATCATGGCACACGCAAGCATTCTAACCTCTTCTTCTGTATCACATCCCATAATTATCCTATCCATGGACCTGAGATAATTTTTAGCTTTTTTTTCTATCTCTAACATTTTCTCCACTGCATTAAAGTTGCTTTTGCTTGTAGGCCTGAGTATGTATTGCAGTCAATTAACAGCTTCACGTCCTCAGGTTTGGTTCCTGCTAACACCATAT